CGAGTCAAGGATGATGCTGTGCCCAAACCGACTGCCGACCCGGATTCCGTGTAGGTTCCCAGAGGGGCGTCAGTGGACCAGACTGCAATCAACCGTCCAGAGGCGACCTGAGTAAATAAGCTGCCGCTGGTGATTTGGATCAACGAGCTGCTACCATCACGCAAAGTGAGGTTCGCAAACAAGTCGTTCGTTGAAGCAAAGGCTCCTTCGTAAATTGCGTAAGAGTCTTCGATTGGCTGTGGTTTCCGTAGTTCCACCGTGTAGCGGACAATGAAATATCCAGATGCCGTGTTCGTCATGTTGACCTGAAGGATACCAGGACTGTAAAGCCGAGGATCCTGGTCATCGCCAGTCTTCAACCACTGCGACTGGGCTGGACTGATGCGTCCAGGTGCCCAGGCAGAGGTAATCGAATGGTCCAAAGTGTTGAAGAAATCGACGTGACCACCGTAGATCTGCGCGTCTGCGGGGTCATAATCCCAAGCCATCATCACCTCACCCACAAAAGTGGAAGGGCAAGTAGGCACATAGGAGTATTCCAGTTTAATTCTATATTCTTCAAACCCACCGGCCATTTGGGCCAGCCATGGGTACGTTACACTAGAGATCCGTTGGTATGAAATCGGCCCATCAACGTCGAATGCTTCGACGTGGGTGATGCGGACTCCTTCCTTGGTTCCATTGACTTGTGGCTTGTGGCCACTTTGCTTCGTGTTGATTGCACTCGGAGCCGTAGTTCGCTTTCCATTCTTGGACATGCTAACTAAGCCCGTGTTGCTCTTCTTCTGATTGTTTTTAACCATCTTGTTTTGTTTTGTTTAACTCAATAAATCTAGCAGCAGTCAGCCAAGGCTAATTGTCGATATCATAACAGAAGTCCAGTAGTCCACTGGGTAACAAACTCCTGCCATTCGACTGTTCAAGCGCCTTGACCAACTTTTCTTCCACAAAATCATAACTCACTCCGTATCTGGCTTGAAAGAAACCCGCGGTCCTTTGACAGACCTCGAATCCCTTATCAGCATTGATCGAGTATTGGTTAATGATCCGCATGGCGAGATTTCCACTTCGCAAAGGTGCCATTTTCCTAAGAAACGGCACGTGTCTACAGTTGAGAGAGTAACCATGATAAGTTCCTTCTATCTCAAGTTGTGACAGCTTCTTGGTAGCAAACCCCATTTTTGGGGCTAGCTTTCCGGGTTTTGGTCCTAACACGTAGCTGCAACTTCCGACAGGCCAGAATAGTCCAGAGCAGAACTCTGTTCTAGCCAGTTCGTCATTGATTTTCACCTTTGGAACGAACCCATAACGTTTCATGGCTTCTTCGTACCTGGCGGCAACTACTGTTTTGTCTATTCCTGCACGTCTGATCACTGCGAAACAATCGTCTCCCAGAGCAATCATGCGGAACTCCAATCCCAAATCTTCCATCGTCTTCGCTCCTGTACAACCAGTGAGCAATGTGTTTCCACATGACGTGTTTGGGTCCCCTGACTTCCGACCATATGGAACTCTGTACGAGGTACCATTCAAGCATATACCTTTGGTGTTTGCTTGGGCTTTGAAAGTCTTAGAAGCGTTCGGGTGCTTACCAATGTGACAGATTTTCTCCATCACTCTCTTCTCGAATAGGTATGCTCCCCTTTGCTGTGTGCAGTCGAATTTGGAAAAATCACACTCGAGGAAGGTGACTTTTTCCAGTCCACCCAATTCCTCTATGCTCCATTTGAGCCAATCCCCAATCTGTTCCGCCTGCATTCCGCTGGCGTAACAGACTTTGGTTCTTGGATTCCATTCTTGTTTCAACCGCTTGCTGAAAACAGACATCCATGGTCCCAGGGCTACGTTAGCCTCGTGGGAAACCCCTTGAATCAGTCTAGGGTCCATGGATTCAACCCCGTCAATAGTTCCTTTGTTGTACTTCTCTACTTTCACAAAAGACTTGCGGGTGAAGTGCTCATTCTTGAGCCCGTCTCGTTCCAGCGATATTCTCGCCTTCACATGCTGTGCTTTCCGACCTGGTGGGAAATTCTCATTCCATTGCTCGAAACTGGTTGGCTCAACAGTGCCAATCGCTCTCAGTCTCGTTGCAACTTCCGAATCACTTTTGATCCATTCGGTCAGTTCGTTCCAACTAGTGGGGTCCTCCGGTGGTGT